AGAGATGGCAAATGTTGTGAACAATGCATGGTCCGATATGATCGACACGATCGGTGAAGGCAATGATCGTAAGGTAGTATTATCTATGATCATGCTTGAAGCATACGACTATCTTAAAGACAGTAAGTATCAGCATATGTGGTTTAGTAATAAGACATTTGAAGCTGGTATACGTAGTCTCAGTTATGGTTTTACACCAAGTGTAAAAGATCATGAAGACACTTTATGGTGCAGTACTGAGTTAATGGGTAACTTAGGTTTTACTCGTGAGTCTGCATTTGCTAAGAAGATCCGTCTTAAAAAGAAGATCGCAGAACAGAATCGTATACTGGAGAACGGATGACACCAGTAGAGATATATCAATTGATCTGTACAGATACAGGATTTTGTATCTGGCAGTTAGTAAGTTAAAAGGAAAGAGATGCACAAACATTACAAAGAGATACAGCGTTTAGCTGAGGCACCGACAGGAACAAAAGTATGGTTCAAGACTGGAGACGATGATTGGGTAAAGTCACGAAGCATAAGCTGGAAAGATGATTACATTTATGTAGTCGCTGATGGTATTCATGAAGAAGAGCGTAAAGCTTTTGCTGAAGGCAAGACTATTGAATATAATCGTATAGGAGGTAGCAACTGGATTTATAATAAAAATCCATCTTGGTCAGAGGATGTGTTATACAGAGTAAAACCTGATTTTCCGACATACGAGACACGTTGGAAGATGCTTAGCGACCATGATGGTTACACGACAGAGTCAGCAGCTTTTCAAAATGAAGAGCGTATCAAGAGAGACTATCCAAAAAACAGAGGCTGGTACAAAGGCCAATCAATTACAGTAAAGGTAAACTAATGAAAACAGTTACATGGGAAGAGTTACACGAGTTAGACAGTTTAGAAGGTGTGGAGATCACAGAAGATCAAAAACTATATATTAGTCTTGTAAAGGTTATTGAAGAGAAAGAATTACTGATGCTAGTAATAGGTGCAGAGGTAGGCTATGACACTGAAAGCACATTAGAACTGCTTGAAGCAGTTAAACAACCAAGTCATCTTGCAGAGTATCTGTATAACAAATTTAAGAACGATAAGAAGAAGTTCGCTACGTTCTCTACAGCGATTATACTGGCAAGTCAGAAGAAGAGTCCAGCTGATGTGTTGTCAGACCTAATGGAGGTTGCCCGTGGCTAAGAGACAGAAGATCTGGTACTACCAGTATTATAAAATCAGTTCTACAGGTATCGTGACTGTGTTGCCACAGTGGTTTCCAGAGGACGAACGTCCGAGACAAGAGTACTTAGTTCGTGATGAGAAATCAAAGCGAAGATTCAAAGAAGTAGAGTATGTCGGAGAAGACTAAGGACATACTTATCTTGATAGCAGGTATGGTAGGTTACCTATTACTTATGGGATTTACCTATACCTGGTTTAATTAAGGAGATCAAATGAGATCAGACAAATGGATGTTAGCTGTAGATGCAGCTGAACATTATAGTGTAGACGTACAGTCTATCTATATGAAGAAGAACAAACACTGGTTCAGTCATCGTGAACTTAAGCCTTACAAAGTTAAAAAGGTATTCATCAATGTAGGTTTCTTAGAACGTATAGTCGATAGAAGACGCCAACTGTTAAAAGAAGCGACTGATGCATACTATGAGTTCTCAGAGTTTTACACTGATTACAAATTAGCTATGCTGCTAGGCGACAAGAAACATACCATACACAGTTGGTATAGTTTCCTGACATTCGCGCTGTTCAAACCTCAATGGGACAAAGCTACTATATTAGATACTCGTATACCTGGTATGCTTGTACTATTTGTAAGAAAAACGAGAAGGCTAAGAAATGATCTTCATAAGAGATATAAAGAACAAGAGGCTTCGTGATCTTGTGATCATGTATTGTAACAAAGGTGTGTTCAAAGTCTATTTGAGATATGCGCCTGTAACTAATTCAAGAGGGTATACTAAAGACGTAAAGATACGTTGTATAGAGCCATCTGAAGCAGTTGTGGGGCTCCAAAAGAGGGTAGACGAGTATTCACCCTCTAGACTAGGCGGAAGAGCCATGAACAAGCAGGATCACATTGATGTGATCAACTATTTAAAGGAAAACTATGTCGAAACAGATAACAGACACAATGATAGAGAACAAGGTTGAAGAGATTGAAGCACAATTACCTGAGTGTGAAGCACTATTAGGTTTTGAGTTAGCACCATATTTAAGTGATGAAGCACTGTGGGAAGAGGCTGAGAAGCAACTGGAAGCATCGCTTGACGATTACTATGACAATAAGTATGAGGAAGAAAAAGAACGGAGAGCCGGTATATGTTAAGACAAAAACTAAGAGAAGAGCAAAAGCCTATCTTCGATAAGGCTGAGAGTATACTGAACCGATATGGAATGGTATACATCGCAGCTGAACCGAGAACAGGTAAAAGCTATATCGCATCTGCTTTGATCAATAAAAGCAGAGCACTGATCTGCACAGTTAAAAGTGCAATGGACGGGTGGAAAGAAACAGCTGACTTTATGAAGATCGACGCAGTTATAGTAAACTATGAGAGTCTGCATAAAGTAGGTACTGAGACGTTTGATTATCTTATCATCGATGAAGCACCGAAGATAGCTAAATATCCTACACCTAGTAAAGCTCGTAAAGAGCTGGACCGGTTTGTCCATCCTAATATCAAGCTGATCTGGTTAAGTGGTACACCGAGTATCGAGACTGATGCTCAGATGTTCTATCAACTGAGTCTAAGTCCTAGACACTCGTTCAATCAGTATTACAAAAAAGGCAATTCATCTGCCTTCAACCATTGGTATTGGGGAGGAGCCTATTATTCTACAAGACCAGACAGTTTACCTGGTTATGGCCTTGGTACGATGAAAGTCGTAGGATATAACAAAGAGGCTATTGACTATGCAGCTGTAAAGAACTTCAGCCATAAGTTTGAGCCTATCGTCGTAAGACATTACCATATTGAAGAAGCTATGTCTCCTAATATGAATGTTGTGTATATAGAAGCTCCTACGGAGGTCATGGACGTATACGAAGAGATCAAGACTAATAAATGCTCTCTGAAGATGGGAATCAGTCCTATGAAGCCCGCACAGATACAGTCTAAACTACTGCAGATAGCTTCAGGTACAGTGATAACTGATGACTCTCAATTATTCCTGAACGGATTTAAAGCTGATCAGGTATTCAAGGAGCATCCAAATGCTGCAGTGTTTTATAAGTTTGTAGCTGACAGAGATAATCTGATCAGAGCTGGTTTCAGCGAAGAGCAATTATTTCAGATCGATAGTAAGATCATGGGATTGGACCTGTCTCATTTCAATGAACAGGTCATTTATTCTTTGACGTTCAGTGGAATGTCTTTTACACAAGCTGTCTCAAGACTGTGTAATGTGGATAGAAAGGACAGACCAAACGTATATGTCTATCTGACAAAGGGAACGATCGAAGAAGACGTATATGCAACTGTAAGTAAGAAACGAGACTATAACTCGCAGTTTTTAAGGAAGTAATATGATCGAATCAAAGATTCAAGCCAAGTGTATAGAACTGGCTAAAGACGCTGGATATATGGTATTCAGAAACCTGGAGGTAACTCCTATTGGTACACCAGATCTTACTTTATTACAGGGAGGTTATACAATCTGGGTTGAGATTAAGCAAGAGTCTGGTAGACTATCACCGGCACAAGAGTTCACTCATCAGAAGATCTCAGAACATGGTGGTGAAGTACATACCGTTTATTCGGTAGAAGAATTTAAGGAGTTATTATGACAGATTTAACATGGCAGTATAAGATGCTAGTAAGTAGTATCTTAGAACTAGGTACAAAGCAAGAAGGTCGTAATGGGAATACACTAGTTGTACCTCATTACAGTTTCACATTAAACTTTGCTGATCCGAGGAACAGTAAGCTCTTATTACGTAAGATGTGGTATAATGGTGTTATCGGAGAGTTTAAGACTCTAGTAGATAAAACACCGCTCACAAACGTATCACAGTTTGAAGACAATGGATGTTCGTACTGGTCAGATTGGGCAGATCCAATGACAGGTGCATTGAACCTGGACTACTACAATATGCTCCATCCACAGTTAGAAGAAGTAATCGAAAACATCAAGACTAATCCAGAATCAAGACGTCATGTCATTGAATTATGGAACCATGATCATGTAGAGTCAGGAGAGTTATCTCTGCCGTGCTGCTGGCATGGTATGACGTTCTCGATCATCGATAGAACAGTTCACATGACTTGGGTACAGAGATCAGTAGATACTATGATCGGTCTACCTGCTGACATCTATCTTGCATACTTGTTTATGAAACGAGTATGTAAAGAGACTGGTCTAGAACCAGGTACTTGTATGTTTGCACTAAGCAATGTCCATATCTATGAAGAGCATTTAAAAGGTGCAAGAGAGTTGTTAGATAGAACTGAATACGATTATAACAAAGCCTTAAAATTCGAGTTAATATCATGACAGAACTATCATCAGCTGAGAAGCTACTTATCATGGCAGAGAACAATCGATACTTTGATCGTTCAGAAGTAGAAGTGTTCTTTATCGAGCACGGTAAAGCTGTCGTATTTGAAGAGTACGGTATCGATATGGACGAGACAGATATGGAACGTGAAGTAGAACTGATGAAGATCTACGACGAGACATACACTGCCGAAGAAAAGAAAGCCCACATCGGGAACAAGGAGAAACAATGGTAGAACTAAAAAACAAGCCTAAGCAAGAATGCCAGGTATATAAAGAGGATCAGGAATGGCCTGGTTTTTATGGTGCTATCTGGAAAGATGGTATTGGTAGAGAGGTTCATCTTATGATGCTTAAGTTAGACGTTGTAAGAGATGAAGGATACCCATTTGTATGGGTTAAAAAAGATTTATCGTTTCATGCTATTGGAACGTATGCAGAAGTAGGAAAATGTCTTAACATTTCATCGCTAGGTGCAGTGTTTAAGTTCGATAGCTTCTCAGAGCTTACAAAATGGATGGAGCAATAACAATGGATGTAATGTTATATGAAAACATCGGAGATCTCAATCTCGAAGAGTGTAAAGATGCTACTATTCAGTGGTCGTTTGATAGACAGATACTTCAAAACGGCAAGACTACTACTCAAGCATTAAAACTTGCAAGTGAAGTAGGAGAGTTAGCTGATAATGCTGCTAAAGGCAGATCTATAAAAGACGATATCGGTGACTGTCTAGTCGTACTGACAAATCTTGCAGCTTTAGAAGGTCTAGAGCTTGCAGAGTGTTGGAATCATGCACTTAACGATATTAAAGATCGTAAAGGTCATTTAAGCCCTGAAGGTTCATTTATTAAAGAAGGAGATACAGTATGATAGAAGAAAATATATGGGACTTAGTAGAACACGAAGCTGCTAAGAGCCCTTGTAATAAGCGTAAAGTAGGTTGTATTATAACTGATATCGATGGTGAAGTCGTATCGAATGGTTATAACTTCAATCAGAAACAGTATGAGTGTGAAGATTTAGAAGGTAATACACTAGATGATGTTATGCATGCTGAGATCGCAGCTATCATGGGACTTGAAGGTACTGAGCACAGACCTTTAACTGCTTGGGTAAACCATCAGCCATGTGATACTTGTCAAGAAGCACTAAGCAGAGCTGGTGTTGGTCGTGTCGAAGTACGAGCAACTGCAGTGAAGTGGCCTGACGAAGCTCCGACTAGCAGTCAGAACAGAGAAAAGTCTGCAGAAATCAAAGATGATCCGATCAATCCTAAGCACTATTCAGGGTTGGAGGTGTATCAAGCAGCTGCTAAGAACTATGATGCATATCAAGGTTTCTTACATCTGAATGCTTTTAAGTACATCGAACGTATGTGGCATAAAGAGAATCCTGCACAAGACTTGAAGAAGTCAATGTGGTATCTCGATAAGTTGAAGGATACGATGTGACACCTCAAGAGCTGATAAGCAAACTGTATGAGTACAATGAACATATTGACTCAGATAATCATAATGCTGTATCAGTTACTACTTTGCTTGGTCCAATGTGGAAAGCAAAGCTGTATCTTGAGAAAGCAGAACGTGACGTATCTCTTGTAAAACGTATGTATAAGAGATCGTCTATGATCGGATCAGCTATTCACAGCTGGGCTGAGAAAGCATTAGGCAATGATAAAAGTGTAACTCAAGAAGTCTACAAAGAACGCTTTGTAGAAGTCGAAGGTTGTATGTACACTATCTCAGGCAGCTGTGACTTGATCGTATCTGCTGAAGACAAAGACTACATCGCAGATTGGAAGAGTGGATATGGTAAAGAACGAGGCACAGCTGCCTTGGACAAAGACCGTATGCAGATGAGTATGTATCGATGGTTAAATCAAGATGATTATGACCTGGACGATACAGCGTACTCTATTTTTATCTCGCAATCTAATAATATTGAGATCCCGTATCCAGTAGTATTAGAAGATCTTGATGATGTCCAGTTCTTCATTGAAGAGAAGCTATTCGCTATATCGCAGACTGATTCATGTGACTGTTTTGACAATGTTAAATACAATCCATGTAATTACTGTGATTTTGTATGTGAGAACCGCAAGTCCAAATAATGATGACTTTAAAAGCTGAAATATAAGGAGCATAGGATGCCCAAAAATAACATTCCGACTCTGATCGTTGGTGAATCAGGGTCAGGCAAAAGCAGTTCTTTTAGAAACTTGCCGCCAGAGAAGACAGTTATTTTGAACACTGAACGTAAGATCTTACCGTTCAAGAAGTTCAATAAGTTCAAGAACATCAATATCAGTACCTATAAAGACTTTGCAAAAGTAATGAAGGAACTGAAGAAAGATGAGAAGTACGAGTATGTGGTCATTGACTCACTGACATCGTTGCTTGAAATCTGTAACAAGTACACAGAGACTGTCTACTCAGGTTATAGTATCTGGTCAGAGTATAACGCCTTGATCTATACGATACTGCAAGACATGAAAGATCTGCCTCAGCAAGTATTCATTACTGGAATCCCAGTTTATGCAGAACCAGAACCAGGTGAGTTCAAAGCCTATGTGAAAACAAAAGGTAAAGAGTGGTTGTACTCGATCGAAAAGGAATTTGCGATCGTGTTACATACGCATCTGGTAGATGATGAAGAGGGTAACATCACTGAGTATCAGTTTGATACACGCCCATCAAAGCATACATCGGCCAAGAGCCCATCTGAAATGTTTACTGATAGATATATCAGTAATGATGTTGTGAAGGTCGTAGAAGCTATCGAAGCTTACTACGATGAATGATAAGCAAAAATCACATCTAATCGGATTCTTAGTCACCGAACTGAAAGGTTCAGAAAACGTCAAAGACTTCTCAGAGAGTCTGAGAACGTTGGGATTGTGTGATCTAAGAAATGACAAGCACCTTGACAAGGTAGCGGAAAACGGTGGAGCCTTATTACAGACTCTAGTTAGCTGGTATCAGCTTGGGTTCATCTCCAAGTTGATAGATATTAAAAAAGGAATTAATGATGAGTAACTTTTATGAGTTTAATGAAGCAGAAGCAGTAGCAGA